AGTGCGAATATTATTGCTACAAATAACCCGTATATCCAAAAAGCTATTTTAATTAGTGTTTTCATTGGTTAGCGTTGTTTTGGTTATTTACTATTGTTAAGTATTCTCTACGTACAGGAAACCTGTTGCCATTTGTGTCTTCTACAATGCAATTATCTGCATCAACTCTTACAATCATTACTTTATCTCCTTTTTTACCATATAGATTGCCTTTTGGGCTTTTTGCATCTATGTTTAGTATGTGTGTGTATATTTTCATATATGTGTTAATTCAATGTGTTCATTCAATTGTTTTTTATCATCTCCATTAAAATCATCTATGTGGTTTAATATGCTTATTTGGAATTTTACTTCTTCTTCCATTTCTTTTGTAAGTTTAAATTGTTCTTTTATTTTTTCTAATGTGTAATCGTTATTTGTTATATTATGTATTACATCCTCCCAATTCTTTGTCAAAAACCCGTTTGTGTTTTTTTTGTATAAATACTCTTTTTGTTCTGTTTTATGTATTTGATTGTACCTTTCTATTGCTGCTTTTTTAAATTCTTCATTTTTTGATAAATGTTCTGGCAATATTGATTTGAACATTTTTAATTCTTCTACTGTAATACAATTTTTTAGTTTATGTATGTACTCATTTATTTCATCAACACCAGTTTCGCACCATTCTTTAATTAATCTACCAGTTTCTGACGTAATAATAAAAGGGTCTTTATCTGCAAACAAACCTGTTCTATCTTTAGAAGATGTTGCATAATGCTTTATGTCAAGCTCTAAGTTTACCGTAACTTCATATTCAAACCCCTCCCTTGTAATTTCTTTTAAACCAACTTTTACAGGAGCTTGAACTGTTTTACCCTGTCTATTGGTTGTTTCTTGCATAGAATATTCGGTCTTTCTTCTTACAGTTGTAATCACATGGCAACTGCTTTGTAGTATAGATTGAATAAACTTATTGTGCCTTGGTGTCATTGCTTTCCATCCATTTTGAAACCCACCGCCCAATTTATCGCACAAGTCTAAAACACCACCTTCTCCTTCCCATTCATGTGCTATTGAATCAATAATAATACATTCAACTCCTGCATCTTCACACCCTTTTATGTATTCAATATATCTTTCTGGAGAAAATGGCGGCCTAAGCTGTGCTGTTAAAAACTCTCCTAAATGTGAGTAAAGGCTTGCAGAACCATTTTCAGTATCAATTACTGCAATTTTAGACCAGTCGCCAACTAATCCATGCGCCAGTAATAATGCTGAATAAGTTTTTCCACCTCCGCTTACTGCCGATAATCCTAAGCGTAACTTTACTTTTTTTCTTGTAGCTTTTTGTAATTGCATAAAAATTATTTTTTAGTTGTTATGTAATGTGTTTTTATATTTAGTTTGATCGGATATTGATTGTTTTATGATGTTTTTTATGGTGTTATCATATTCATGACATACAGCCATTTCTAAAGCAGCGTATTGGGATAGCTTGTATTTTATAGATTCTACATACTCATTCCACAAAACCTTTATTATTATTGGGTTGTTTGACATTTCCCCATGTTCATCTAGTTCGTATATGTCTTCTTGAACGAGTATGAACACTTTTTTGTTTTCTATAATAAAGTCGCTTACTAACTTAGATTTTTTAAGTAGGGTAGCGGCGCCTTCTTGTCCTGAAGGGATTAGTAATAGTGTTTTATCTTCGTAATTGTATTTTATGGTTATGCCTTCTTTGTCTATGGCATAGTCTTGTACTTTTATTTTTTGGCGTAATTGGTCTTTGGTGAGTAGTAGCTTTTCCATTGTTTTCATTTTGTTATTTGTTTTATTGGTTAGTTAATTAGCATTTGTGATTCTATTTCCATTTGGTAGTACAATTCTTGCATGCGTTCTTCATAAAATATGCGCATTACTTGTTTGTGTGCTTCTTTGTGGATATCTTCAAGAAGATTGTGGCTTAAGTGGTTTTGTAGGAAAATAATGTCTGTACCTTGAATTTGCATTACGTCAATGTCAAAATCGTACTTTTCTTCTTGGCTTGTTATTGAGTATGGTGTGTTGGTGTATTCATACCCTACGCCTTCTATGGTTATGTTTCCCATTAAGGTGGTTGTTTTTATACCATTTATTACACTTTTTTCTGTAATAGGGTAGGTAAATTGGAATCTTTTGCTTAGTTTTGCCATAATTCTAGTTTTAAAATTGTGTTTTTTGATTGTGATTAATTAATTGTACTTTTTTAAAAATTGGAATAATTGTAATGTTTTTATGTTAAAAAAATAATGGTTATAAAAACCCATTGTTTTGATTTATTAAAGCGTAATGTTCGTAGCATTACGCTTTTTTATTTTATGAATTTTTACGTTTAGCATCTTTTTCTTTTATGATTATATGTGCTTGCTCTAAAATTTTCTCTCCAAGGTCCATATTTGGTAAATAGTCTTTTTTGGTTCCAGTATAATTAAATACAGTTTGTGGAGATACTCCAAGTTTTATTGCTATTTGCCATTTGTCGCTCAAATCTATTTTACCATTAAGTTCAGATAGTTCTAAAAGTATCTCTTGCATCAGCTTATGATACCTGTTATAATCCATAATTCAATTTTTTAGGGTTGGTTAAATGATCATTATTAGTACGTAAATTTTGTTTTATAGGGTAGTAGAATTTGTATAAAATGTAGAGTATTATTCTTACTTTTTATATTTAACATAATATCAATTCTAATCTTCCACCTAATGAACCACCAAGCATTACAACTAATAAAACACAAAGGTATAAAACAAAAATCAAATAAAAAAATTTATTTTCACATTTTTTTATTTCTCCATTTTTATACTGTAAAACCCTTATTAATGCGTAATAAAACTATTATTTGGGTACATGTAAAAAAACGTTAGTATATTTGTTTTTATAAAATTATTTTTTATAACCCAAAACTAAACCAGAAATGAAGTACTATTTTTTTTTATTAATAGCATTATCCTCTGTTTTTATTAGCTGCTCAAAACAAAAAACAGATTTACCAAATATACCACCGACGCCTCCTCCGCCACCAGTAAATAAAACTTTACCAACAGTAAATACATTAGCAGCAACATCTATTACAACAACGTATGCTATTATTGGCTGTAGTATTACTAGCAATGGTAGCGATACTATAAAAGAAATGGGTATTTGCTATAGCTTTGGAGATGTTACATTACCTACTATTTCAAACGAAAAAATATTTATAAATAAAGAAGTAAATACTTTTTCAGATACTCTAAAAAAATTAGCACCAAACACAAATTATTATGCACGTGCTTACGCTATAAATAGTATAGGTGTTGCTTATGGTAAAGTAACAAGTTTTAAAACAAAACAATTTATTATACCACTGCCACCACCAACTACAATGATAGACTACGATGGCAATGTATATAACGTAATAAAAATTGGAGACCAATACTGGACTAAAGAGAATTTTAAATGCACACATTATAATGATGGAACTGAAGTAATTCAAGACCGTGGTGCAGGTGATTTTGAAAAAAAACAACCTAGATATGGGTGGTTTTACCATTGGTATAGTGGGATTGAAATAAGACAATATGGTGCATTTTATAACTGGTATGCAGTAAAAACAGGTAAATTGGCTCCTAATGGATGGCATGTTGCAACATTAAATGATCTTAACAAACTAAAAGCCTCACTAACTAAAGATATGGAGGGGCAAGAAATGAAATCTGCTTCTTTATGGAGGGGTGGTGGAAGTTTTAAAGACACAATGAACTATAAACCTGACAGAAATAAATCTGGTTTTTCTGCTTTACCTCTTGATCGTTATCATGGTATAGGTTCTGGTTATCAAGATATTTATAATATCCAGATTACTTACTTTTGGCTCTTAGATGAAGATAATGAAACAAATGCTTATTCCTTTTCTTTGATGTCTTTTTGGAATGGAATTGGTGGTAGCTCAGACAATAAATCAAATGGATATAACGTTCGATTGGTTAAAGACTAAAATACAATCATTATAAAAACAAATTATATGGAAGCCAAATGTCCAAAATGTAATTCAAAAGATTTGTATGCTGATAAAAAAGGATTCAGTGGAAGAAAGGCTGTTTTTGGAGGTTTATTAACTGGAGGAATAGGCTTATTAGCTGGAACTTTAGGTAGTAATAAAATTTTGATTACATGCCTTAATTGTGGAAATAAATTTATACCCGGAAGTCAACATAAAACATTTGGTAGTGCAATTAATTCTAGTAATGATTCTAGGCCTAAATACGTATTAATGTCTATTATGTCATTTATCCTATTTATAGTGTGTATACCTTCAATATTTGCCATTATTTTTTTAACTACCACTTGTATTGCTATTTACTTTGCTGTTACATTCAAAAACAAACCTTTAGAAGAACAAAAAAAGTAGAACCAAAACACTTTAAAAAATACCCATACCTAAAAAATATGGGTATTTTTATGTATAAAAAAAGGAGCTATTGCATTAATAAAAATGACAATAACCCCTTTATTAGCCGCTGAAACACAAATATAAGCAAAATTATGCAAGAAATAAAAGAAACCTGCTATAAAGGCACTAGAATCCTTTTAGGGGATAAAAAAAGAGATATCATAAACAAAATGGTAGATACTCTAAAAATAGAAGGATTTCAAGAAATATCCATACCTATAATACAGTTTCAAGAAACATTTAAAAATAAGGTAGGAGAGGAGAATAACAATCTCATGTTTAATTTTAAAGACAGAGGGGATAGGTCTATATGCCTTGCACCTGAATACACTGCAGTAATTCAAAAACTTTCTAATACAACATTAAATCACAAAAAAGATGTTAAACTCTTTTACATTCAAGAATGTTTTAGAGGAGAAAACCCTCAAGCTGGTAGATATAGACAATTTACCCAATTAGGCGTTGAAATATTAAACCCAACAAAAGATTACAACCCGTATTTATCTTTTTTAGCATACCATGATATTTTGAGGAAGATATTTGATAAAAATGAGTTCCATTTACATAAAAACGTTACAAGGGGATTAGACTATTACAAAAAAGGAATAGGATTTGAAATTACATGCAATTCATTAGGAAGTTCAAAACAAATATGTGGTGGTGGAGAGTACGATGGCGGTATTGGCTTTGCTATAGGTATAGATAGGTTACTAAATTTACTTAACTAGTTACAAATCAATTAATTATGATTGTTTATTAAAGTTTAACTTTATTAAAAAAAAGTATTAGCTTTGTAAAAAAGTGAACAAAGTGAACACTATAAAAAAAGGGATATTTATGGAAACCAAATAACAGATAAGGTTTTTATATGAAAGCGCCTAAAAAAAAAGATTCGAATAAAGAGAAAATACTAAACGCATTAGAAACATCCCTAGGAGTAGTTACAGAGGCCTGTAAGCAAGCAAAAATAGGCAGAACAACATTCTACAAATACTATAAATCGGATGAGTCTTTTAAAGAAAAAGTAGATGATATATCCGATGTTGCCATAGACTTTGCAGAAACAAAACTATTTGAAAATATAAAAAAAGGCAAAGAAGTATCCATCATATTCTATTTAAAGACAAAAGGTAAAAAACGTGGATATGTTGAAAAATTAGAAACAGACATTAATGTAAATAAACCTGTCATCATTGACTTCTCCAACCCATACATTCCAGTTAACGAATAAACAAATAGAAGCACACCAACTACTACAAAACAATAGAATAGTACTATATGGCGGAGCCATTAGAGGTGCAAAATCTTATTGGGGTTGTATAGAAATTATATCATTTTGCTTCAAGTACCCAAAATCTAGGTGGTTAATGCTTAGAGAAAGCCTACCAACAATAAGAAGCACATTACTAAAAACATTTACAGAAAACTTCTTAAACAAAGGGTTAATAGGCTATGTAAAAGATTTTAACCAACAATCCTTAACACTTACATGGAATAACGGTAGTCAGATACTATTTATGGCCGAAAGCTACGATACCGATAAAGAGCTTAATAGATTTCGTGGATTAGAGATTAACGGTGCTTTTATAGACGAGGTAAATGAAATACAAGAAATAACATTCAACAAAGTAATAGAAAGGTCAGGAAGCTGGTTTCATTCAAAAAACTGCCCAACAAAAATAATATTAAGTTGCAACCCGACTAATAACTGGGTTAAAACTAGGTTTTATGACCAATGGAAAAACAAAACACTACACAATGGAATAGCTTATCTACAAGCTAAAATAACAGACAACCCATTTGTGCCTTCAGACTACATAAATAACCAGCTTCAAATGCTTACAAGGTATGAGTATGAAGTGTTTGTAAATGGGAACTGGGATATACAAATACAAACAGGTGGGGAGTTCTACAAATGCTTTAAACTAGATAACCATGTATCAAAATGCACATACGACCCTTTATTACCACTACACATAAGCTGGGATGATAACGTAAACCCATACCTTCCATGTGGAATATTTCAGATAGCAAATAAAGAAATACGTATGATAAATGAAATAACAGGCATAAACCCAAACAATACCATAAAAGCAGTATGTAACGAAATCATACGTAAATATCAATCACATAACACAGGAATGTTCATATACGGAGATGCTACAGCCAATAAAGAAGACACAAAAATGGAAAAAGGGTACAACTTTTATAGGTTGGTATTAGACTACTTACAACAGTATAAGCCATCATTAAGAGTACTAAGCTCAAACCCATCTGTTGCAATGAGAGGTAATTGGATAAATACAGTATTAGAAAAAGAGATTGGGGGTATAAAAATTATAATAGACCCATCTTGTAAAAACGCCATAAATGACTTTATAATGCTAAAAGAAGCAACAGATGGCTCAAAATCAAAAGAATTAGAAACAAACCCTAAATCAAAAGTAAGATACCAAAAATTAGGGCACTTTTCAGATATATTCGATTATATCATGTGCAGCGCATTTCAAAAAGAATTTATAGACTACCAAAGAGGTAGTGTAACATTTAAGCCTGTTTATGCAAAAAACAGATCAAAAAGTATTTATTAATTCACTATAATAAAAAGCATTTTATAAATGTAAATCAATTACTTACAAATAATAACTAAAGTTTTAGTTTAGTTATATCAATATAATTCATTACCTTTGTTTTTATAATGATATAACTATGCCATATCTTATAATAAAAGACTATTATAAGCAAATACAGGAAGCCAACTTACAGCAAATACTCACAAATAATAACTCACTATTATTATCAACAGAGTTAGCTAGCGAAGAAGAAGCTAAAAGTATGCTTAGGCAGAAATACGATGTATCAAAAGAATTTACACCAACCAGTAAATGGAATATACTACTAACCTACAATGGAGGAGATAGAGTATACTTAGACGCAGCTACATACATACCAGCAAACAATTACAGTATAGGTGAATTTACATTATACAACAGTATAGTGTATAGATGCACTACAGCAACAACAGGTGTATTTAACCCAGCAGATTGGGCTTTAATAGGCAACCAATATGATATTTACTACGCCAAATACCCAGAACAATTATTTAAATACGATAAATACTACAGTGTAGGCGATATTGTATTTTGGGATAACAAAATATATATATGCAAAACAGCCACAACCGTTAGGAGTCACGATTCAAACCTACAGTACTATAGAATAGAAAACATACCTCCTATAAACGTAGCTCCAAACGATCCAAAATCAGGTCAATCGTATTGGGCTGAACAAAGCACTTACACCATACCAGCAAATACAAACATAAACGATCAAACATCTTGGTCATTAGGAGACAATAGAGACCAGAAAATGGTACAGGTGTTAGTAGATATAGTATTATATCATTTGCATTCAAGAATAGCGCCTCAAAACATACCTAAGCTAAGAGAAGAGAGATATATGGGTATAAAAGAAATGGCCGTTGCTACCAAAAATGGGCTTATGTATTCAGAAACATCTGCAATGGGATGGTTGCAGGCATGTGCTTATGGGTATAAAACACCATCGCTACCTCTAATATACAAAAGAGGGAATATAATTAGATATGGTGGTAACATTAAACTAATAAACGCATACTAATGTCAAGCGCAATAAGTAAAATATATAATTTTTTACAATACCCATTCACAAAAGGTAATACTATAGGCATTAGGGAGGAAAACAAAAAAAGTATAAAAAGCAAGATATTCCCTACACAACCATTTAGGTCAAGAAAAGATGTAAACGATTATAGGCAGGCAATAATAGAGACAGAAAACGCATACAAGCATTCAAGGTTTAGGGTTAAAATGCAGCATCTATACATGGATACCGTTTTAAATGCCCAAGTACAGGCTTGTATGGCCAAAAGAATAAACCTTACAGTATTCAAAGGGTTTTCTATATGCGATAAAAATGGTATGGAATCTGAGAAATACACGAAACTTCTAAATAAAAAATGGTTTAGCGATTTCCTAACATACACCATACAAGCGCAGTTTTTTGGATACACATTAATAGAGCTTGGGGATTTAATAGACAATGAATTTCCAAACATATCCATTATTAGGAGAGACAACATTATAACAGATACATACATAGTAACCAATTACCTATACGGACAAACTGGGAGCAATTTTTTAGAAGAGCCATACAAAGACTGGTATGTTTGGGTTCCTACACCAACAGAAAACGGAATATCAAATTGCGGATATGGATTACTGTACAAAGTAGCCATGTACGAAATATACTGTAGAAACCTAATAGCATTCAACAACGACAAAGCAGAGTTATACGGAATGCCAACAAGAGTAGGTAAAACAAACAAAAAAGATGAAGACGAAAGAGCAGAGTTTTTCAACGCACTAATAGACATGGGTAGCTCTGGTGCAATACTACTAGATGCTATGGAAGATGAAATATCCTTACTAGAATCACAAATGAACGGTAATGGATATGAAATATACGACAACCTAGAAACAAGATGCGAAAAAAAGATAAGCAAAGTATTACTTGGTCATGCAGATGCTATAGATAGCACACCGGGTAAACTTGGTGCAGGATCAGGAAAAGACAACCCAGTACATGAAGCATTAGAACAAATACAAAAAATAGACACTGTATTTACAGAACATATAGTAAACACAGTACTACTACCAAAAATAAGAACATTAGGCATATACATACCAGAAGACCATTACTATAAAGTAAAAAACAACGCAGAGAAAGAAGAGCAACGACAAAGAGAGGACGACAGTAACCAGAAAACTGCTAACCTATTTAAAACCATAAAAGATAGTGGAGTAGAGCCGGACTGGGAATACTTTACAGAAAGAACAGGGATAGAAATAGAGCAAAAAGAAATAGATGAGCAAAAAGAAGATGAAAGCGAACAAGAAATGTTAACCAATGAAATAAAAAACAGGTTAGACATGATCTATGTATAGCGAATGTTAAAATGAAATACACAAAAGAGCAAATAGACAAGCTAATTAAAGGGATATACTTAGAATTGGTAAATGTAAAAAATCTACCAAAAAAACTATACATAGCAATAGCAGATTACTTAAAAGAAGGTGTATACAAAGGATTTGGTGGCTCATTGATAGAATTTGGAGGAATAGATTTGGCTTTATTAAAAGAATTAAGAGAAAACGCATACATATTCAGTGGAGCTAAAACATACCATCAAATAAGAGAGATGAGCGCAATGGCATCAAAGTCTCAAACATTTAGCCAATTTAAAAAAATAGTAACGCCGGTATACGAAAAATATAAGAACGATTGGTTGCAAACGGAATACAACACAGCAGTAGGGCAGGCTCAAAATGCTAACCTATGGTTAGAGTTTGAAAAAGACAAAAAGCTATTCCCTTACTTAAAATATAGTGCTGTAATAGATAGTAGAACAAGCCAAATATGCAAGCCATTAGACGGAATCATAAGAAAGGTAGGAGATCCAATTTGGAGTAAATATAGCCCATTGAACCATTTTAATTGTAGGTGCACACTAGAAAAAATAAGCATAGAAGAGGAGGTAACCATAACTAGTGAAAAGAAGGTAAAAGAAGTAACAAAACAATTAGATAAAGACGTACAAAAAGAATTTAAAATGAATAGCGGTAAGGATGGGTACATATTTAACAAAGATCACCCATATTTTAAAGTAGCTAAAAAAGACTTAGCACGTGCAAAAAATAATTTTGATTTACCTATACCTAATAAAGACTAATGAATATAATGAATAACGAATGGATTAATATAAACAGCAAATCAAAACAACCGCCTTACGATGAAGGTACAATGTCTTATTCATGCGACGTACTACTTACAGATGGTAAAAATATTTGGGTTGGGTTTATAGACTTTGAAACAGGAGAGTGTTTAGGAATAAATAAATACAATGTAAGAAATGAATATGTAAAAAAACAACCAACACATTGGATGACACTACCTAAGCTACCATAATAATATATGTATATGAACAAATTTAATTTTGATACAATAATAA